AGACTCCCAAGATAGCGAAGAAACTCCAGGAGTACGATGTGGATGTCCAGATCGTGGATGTGCGCCCCTGGGGAGACCCCGGTTCCATGTCGCGCGCTGAGTTTGAGATCGCTCTGAAAGAGGCCCGCTATCTCGATTGGAACGATAACTTTCTTATCAAACTCAATCAAGTTATTAGTACATCATCTCTGGGAATTTAGTTAGGTAACCATGATGCATGACGCATATTTAATTCATGGGTTACATTTACAGGATTCTCAATAAGACCAATGGAAAATCTTACATTGGTCAAACAGTGCATCTAAAGACTCGCTGGTTGGGTCATGTAAGATCTTCAAGAGATAGGTCTTCAAAAATTGGTGAAGCAATTAAGAAATACGGTTTAGAAAATTTCGAATTTTCAATTCTTGAAGAAGCTGAGACGCAAGAGGAGATTGACAGGCTTGAGAGGCACTACATAGCACTTTTTGAAACAAACATGTCTTCTGGTGGGAATGGCTACAATCTGACAGACGGAGGTTTCTCTGGTGTCAGAGGACTTAAGATGTCTGATGAGACTAAATTGCTGATGTCAGAGAAGAAAAAAGAGCTATACAGTCGATCACCTGAAGTTATCGAGAGAATTTCTGAAACTGTTAAAAAATTGTGGCAAGACGAAGAGTATGTCAAAAAGAACACCGTGAGTTGCCCTGTCGATTCTGAAACTTTATTGCGAGAATCCGAGGGACTTTCTTGGAATGATGTTGCATCTAAGTTTGAAGTGAGTGCAACGACTGTGAAAAAGTGGTTCAAGACTTACAACTTGAAGAAAGAAAACAAAAAAGAAAACCGACAACCTTGGTCCAAAGAAGAAGAAGAAACGCTTCTTGAACTAAGAAAATCAGGACACTTAATCAGAGAGATATCGAAGCTGATGAACAGAAGCGAAGCATCTGTTCTTAAGAGATCCCAGAAGCTCCTAGATTTGAACAATATTGTTAGACCGCGTTATTTTAGAAAAATCAAACCATGAAGATAGCGCACACTGCAGACATCCATGTCCGGGGATTAAGTCGTCACGAAGAATATAGGCAAGTTCTAAAATTTTTTGCTGATGATTGTCTTGAGCAGAAAGTAGATCACATCTTTGTTGGTGGTGATATTTTTCACACAAAGACTACCGGTATTTCACCGGAATACATCGAGTTTTTAACTTGGTGGCTTAACTACATGTCAAAAGTTGCCCCTGTGCACTTGATATTAGGAAACCACGATTTAAACTTGTCAAACCTGTCTCGTCAGGATGCAGTCACACCCATCGTGGAAGCGATGGCCAACCCACGTGTCTTCCTCTATAAGAAGTCAGGAGTCTACAACTTCGCACCAGGATACAACTGGTGTGTCTTCTCATGCTTCGATGAAGAAGGCTGGAAAGATGTAAAACCTATTGCAGGTGACATTAACATTGCAACATTCCACGGGGGAGTGAAAGGATCTCTTTCAGAGACAGGCTGGGAGATCGATGAAGGTAGAATTACCTCTGAGTTTTTTAAAGACTATGACTTCTGCATGCTTGGAGACATTCACAGGCAACAGTTTCTTTCCTATAGAGATGGTAAGCCCTGGATCGGATACCCAGGTACACCGATTCAACAGAATTATGCAGAAGAATTAAACCACGGTTACTATCTCTGGGATATAAAGAATTCTTCTCAGTGGGATGTTGTTAATAGACCGCTTCCAAACCCCAAGCCTTTTGTGACTATTGATTGGGATGGGTCTATTGAAAACACGCTTAAGGTATCGAGCTCTTACCCTACTGGCTCTCGATTTAGAATTAGGTCAAATGTGTCAATGACACAAGACGAAGTTCACGTCTTGTCTGAGACACTTAAGACAAGTAGATTGGCGTCAGAAGTAACATACAAGATTGATGCCCAAGTAGACACCAAAGAATTAAAAGAAAATACTTCAGCTCTAAAGAAGACTGACGTTAGATCATCCGAGTCAATGTCTGGACTTTTAAGAAGCTACTATAAAGACTTAAAGCTGCCTGAAGAAGAGATAAATTATCTCATAGATACTTCTCGTTCTTACCTCGGACAGGCAACGACTGCAGAAGACGTTTCTAGATATTCCAAGTGGTCTTTAAGACGGATCGAATGGGACAACACTTTCTCTTACGGAGAGAATAACGTAATCAACTTTGAGAAAGTTGGTGGAATAGTTGGAATATTCGGTCAGAATAGAACTGGTAAATCTTCAGTTGTAGGTACACTCATGTATGCATTATTCAATGCTACAGATAGAGGTCCTGTAAAAAACATAAATCTTTGTAATGTTAGAAAGGACTTCTGCTCAGCCAGAGCTGTCATTGATCATAATGGAACTTCATATGTAATTGAAAGACAGACTACGAAGTCTACTAGCAAGAAAGGAGTTGTCAGTGCTTCAACTTCTCTAAATCTTTTCAGAATGAGAGATGACGGAGAAGATATGGACGACCTTTGCGGAGAACAGAGGAACGACACAGAAAAGACGATCAGATCTCTTCTTGGACACCCCGATGATTTTCTTATGACTTCTCTTTCTGCACAAGGAGAGTCAAATGTATTCCTACACCAAGGGTCTGCAAGACGCAGGACGATACTGTCTAGATTTCTTGATCTTGACATCTTTGATAGGCTTCATGATTTGGCTTCTAAGGAAGTTACTTCTGTTAAGTCACAACTAAAAAATTTCCCAGATAGAAATTGGGATCAACTAAGAGATCAATTAAGATCAGACATCTTAAAGCTAGAAGACAGCATTAAAGAAATGTCTGATCTAATATTGGAGAATCAGACAGCTTTAGCGTTATTGAGGGAAGATCTTTCAAAACACGTTTCATCTCCAGTTACACAAGAAGACGTCGACGTACAGCAGAGAAGAGTTAATGATTTAAGAAAAAAGTCTGATGATTGTAATTCTCAGATAGAAAATCTTGAGAAAGACGTTGAAAATCTTCAAGAAAAGAAAGATGCTTTACAACGACTAATTGAAACAATAGATGCAGACTCTCTTAAGAAAAAGCAAGATGCTCAAAGAAAGTTACAGTCTGCAATTACTGAACTGAAACATCTTTACGATAAGGAAGAAACTTTACTTCTTTCTCAAAGAAAGTCACTAAAGATATTAGATGAAGTTCCTTGTGGAGATGAGTACCCAACTTGCAAATTTATTAAAGATACTCATAGCAACAAGTCTCTTGTTGTAGACCAAGAAAAGAGAGTAAAAAAATCTCTCTCGACTCTCGAAGAAGCACAGTCCACTTTTAATTCTATTAACGATGAAACTGTATCTGATAAATTAGACAAGTATGAAAAGGCGCAACAACTTTTTAGTAAGTTCTCTTTAGAGATCTCTAAAAAAGAGACTGAGATAGCAAAAATTCTTTCTACGTGCAAGAATTGCTCAGAAGAACTAAATACCTCTGAAAATAAACTCTCGTCTTTAAGAGAATCTCTTAACAGTGAAAACAACGAAGAGACTTCTTCTATTAGGCGTAAAATAACAGAGACTACTAATCTTATCAAGAGCTATGATACTCAAAAGCTGCTTCACGCTTCTCAGCTAGGAAAGTTACAGTCTTCTCTTGAAAAACTAGAAGAAGAAAAGAGCAAGCGAGACTTGCTATTGTCGAACGTTAGAATTCATGAACTTATTTCTAACGCTTTTTCTAAGAAAGGAATTCCACTCTTAGTCATTAAAAATCATCTTCCATTAATAAATGCAGAAGTAGCTAAGATACTGCAAGGAATTGTAGATTTTACTGTCGATGTGGAATCTGATGAAGAAACAGACTCACTTGAGATTTATATCAATTATGGAGATTCTCGCAGAATAATAGAGCTATGTTCTGGAATGGAGAAGATGATAACTTCTATCGCCCTAAGAGTTGCAATGCTTAACGTGTCCGCTCTTCCACGACCTGATTTTTTTATAATAGATGAGGGTTTTGGCGCTCTAGATAGTTCTGGCGTAGAGTCTTGCAGTAGATTTCTTTTGTCTTTGAAGAATTACTTTAAGACAATAGTCGTTATTACACATGTCGATGGAATTAAAGATTCTGCAGATCACATTCTTGAGATTACAAAGATAGAAAAAGATTCGAGGCTGATCTACAATGATTGAATGGAAAAATTATCTTGGCAATAGACTAATATGTAAAAAAGAAGATTTTTACGTCATTATTCCCAATGACGGACAAAATTCTATGCCTCTATTTTGCAATGTGTGTGACTCTATAATGAGATCCAAGCTTGATGAAGAGTCTTATGAAAAATTTGAGTGCTGTGACTCTTGTGCAACTTATTGGGCATATCCTCGTAAAGATGATTGGAAATCTGGGTGGAGACCTACTCCTGAAGAAATTAAGAACAAATACGTTGATGTTGAACAGTGAAACTTATATCTATAGAACGCGAGGAATAGATGAAGAAGCTTAATATAAATGCTATCGGACAGGCAATTGACAATACGTGGGGAAGATCGTCAACTCCTCAGACTGCTTCATATTCGGTAAAATTTACCTTTCTTGGAGATAGTAGACTTCTTGCTTCTTATAACGTTATCACAAACTTCGTTTCTGAGAGAGAGATGATTAAGATGAAGAGAAATTGCTTTGAAGAGTCTGAAAGCGTCATCGCAGAATACGTCAAGTCTGTCAAAGAAACATACAAGCAATTGACGGGCGATAGCCTCGCGCTCAAGGAAGAGTCCGCCACGGATTCTCTTGAAATTATTGGATTCAACGTTCACAATCCAAAGAGGACCGCGTATTATAGACGTAAGGTAGTTTTTGAGATTGCATGACTAAATCTGCGCTAATGTCTCGGCAGGCACAGGTCGCCGAGATACTAAAATGCGGTAAAGATCCAACGTACTTCATGAAGAAGTACTGCAAGATTCAGCATCAGCTTCGTGGTCTCATACCCTTCGACACATATGATTTCCAGGACGACTGTGTAAAGCAATTCCAGCAACACCGCTTCAATATCGTCCTAAAGTCCAGGCAGCTCGGCCTCTCAACGGTCTCGGCTGCCTATGTCGTTTGGTATGCCATCTTTAAGAAGGACAAGAACATCCTTGTCATCGCTACGAAGCTCAACACCGCCATCAACTTCATCAAGAAGGTGAAGACGATGCTGGACGGTCTACCTCCGTGGTTGCTTCTCACAAAGTTTGAGCCTACAAAACAGTCTATCAGGTTCGACAACGGATCTACGATCACGGCAGTTCCAACCTCTCCTGATGCCGGTCGTTCCGAAGCATTGGCCCTCCTCATCGTCGACGAGGCAGCCTTTATTAGAGACTTCGATGAGATCTGGACTTCTCTGTATCCTACTCTCTCAACCGGTGGTTCTGCGATCATCTTGTCCACTCCAAACGGTGTAGGAGGACAGTACTATAAGCTGTGGACAGAAGCTGAATCAGGTGCAAATGACTTCAATCCAATAAGACTACCGTGGGATGTTCATCCGGAACACAACCAAGAGTGGTTCAACAAAGAGACAAGAAATCTTACAAAGCGTCAGATAGCCCAAGAGTTTCTCTGTGACTTCGTCTCATCCGGCGATACCTTCCTTCAGCCTACAGAGTTTGAGAAACTGAGGACGATGATTAAGCCTCCACTTCTAAAAGAAGGACCGCAGAACGGAGTTTGGATTTGGAAGAATCCTGAGCAAGGTCACAAGTATATTATATCTTCAGACGTCGCCCGTGGAGACGCAGCTGACTATTCGACTTTTCATGTCATAGACTATGAATCGTGTGAAGTATGCGCGGAGTTCATGGGGAAAATACCACCTGACAGACTTGCAGAGTTACTATCAACATACGGTAGAAGATACAACAATGCTTTAATTTGTCCTGAACAGAACACGTTTGGTTATTTCACTTGTGTTAAATTGAGAGACGAAGGTTATCCTGCCCTTTATTATTCAAATAACGGGGGCGACCTATTTGGCTATAAGTCTAACGACCCTGATGCAGTACCTGGATTTTCAACACAGACAAAGACGAGAACCCAGATACTCGCAAAACTGGAAGAATCGATAAGAAACTCAAGGCTAAAAACTTATTCACAGCGACTTTTTGATCAGTTACAAGCCTTCATATGGAACGGATCAAAAGCGCAGGCCGCCAAAGATGCACACGATGACCTCATAATGAGTCTTGCAATTGGTGCCTGGCTTGCAGCGGGAGAATCAAGTTCCGACCCACAAGGAATGGCCATGGCCATGGCAATGCTTAAGGCCACAGCTGTTGGAAATAGAAATTTAAATGATCTCCCGGGAGGCATGAACCAAGTAAGACCCGTTCCAAATTCACAAATACAGGGATTCACACCAGACAAAGTACATTCTCCAAGAAAGCCAGAAGATATTAAACACGTTGATGTGTCAGATTTTTCTTGGCTCTTTAGGTGAATAGATATCTATACCAAACTCAGAGGGAACGATGGCCAAGATTGGAATTTCAAGACTCAAGACAATCATTCGCGAAGAACTTCAGAACATATATGAGGGCGCGGACGAGGATGCTGCGTCCAAAATAATGAGCGGAGCTTCAAAGTTACTTAATGCCATAGAGAGCTTCAAAGAAACGGCCAGCGAGAAGGTAAAGGCAGAAGTCGGATCCAACCTTGACGGTGTAGAGCAACTTCTTAAAAGAATAGTTGCTTCACCACTGCAGTATGTTGATGTGACAGCACCTGGTCCTAAAGTTGTTTCTCTTAAGCCACAAAAGAAAGAAGTAGTGTAAAGTAAAGCACCAAGGGCTGTCTCCCTAATGGAGCGGCGATAATAAAATGGCGAAAAAAGACGACCAAAACCTCTTTCAGAAACTAACAAAGTTATTTCGCAGCGGCCCTGTAGTCAAGAGAAAGATACGGGCTCTCGACACGACAATAGCAGCCGCCGACAAGACCAAGTCTTCCGGCGCTTTGCTATTTCAGAAGTCGATGGCACCCACCTATGCCACCATCACGGCGAATGCCTACAACCTGTCAGAGCGGCTCATGCGATACCAGGACTTCGCAGAGATGGAGTACTGCCTGCACGGAGACACGAAGATCGCCGTTCCTGGTGGGTACAAGACCATCGTCGAGCTGGCAGCAGAGTGTGAAGAAAGACCTGATCACACATTCCTTGTATATGCTTATGATCACAATCTTCAGCGGATAGTGCCTGCTCTCGGTAAGCAGGCCCGTCAGACGAGAGTGGATGAATCCTACAAGGTAACTTTCGATAACGGGCAACACATCATCGGAACGCCCAACCACAGGTTGATGAAACGAGACGGTACATTCTGCAAGATAGAAGACCTCAAGGCGGGAGATGCCATGATGCCGTTCTATCGAAGAGATTTGTTTAATGGTTGCAAGGAAGAGGGCGAGGGCTACCGTTGGATCTATACGATGGACAGACGTTCTAAGATGAACGGCTGGGTCGCAGAGCACCGAGTAATTGGAGAGATGCTGAAAGGATCTCCTCTCACCGAAAGAGAGGTTGTCCACCACAGGAACTTCGCGAAGCACGACAACAGACCTGAGAATCTCGAGGTTATGACAGAAGAGGCACACCTTAGACTTCACAGAGAGATTATCAATGGAGTGAAGTGGTCAGATCAGAACTCTGACTGGATTCAACAGTTCAAGGCAAACCACTCGAAGTTCATGACAGAGAACAACCCGGCCGAGAGGAAAGACATCACGTTTGGCAGGGTTCTTGAGATTGCTGAGAGGACTGGTTTTAATTCCAAGAGAATGTGTGAGGTTCTCGATACTGACATCAACGTGATCAAGCGAAGACTTCACAAGCACGGCTATCAAAACTTTGAGACATTCGCAAAGGCATACAACCCGGACTGGCATAATCATGGATGGGACAATAGGGGTGAGAAAAATCCTCGATATGTCAAGTCAGTTACCTTCGATAAGATTTGTTCACATTTCTCCAAGGGAATGTCGAATCAACAGTTGGCCAATTC